CCTCGTTCGATCTTTCCTTTAAAGGACACACCGAGACCCAGGTCCTGACGATGTTTGCCCACGCACGTAGGGGCGAAGTAAACTACTCCAACAACCCGACGTTCTTGGATTACGGACAGGATAGACTACAACTTACATCTTCCAATGTCTATTTGGAAAACGATGCCGTCACAATTAAAAACACCGTCTCTTCCAGCTACACAGGCTTCGACGCCCCCTTTGAGAGACAAGTCTACGTCTCGCGTGTTGCTATCTATGATGACGACAAGAAGCTTATTGGAGTAGCAACCCTCGCCAACCCTGTGCTCAAGAAAGAAGCACAAGACTTATCATTCAAACTTAAATTGGACATCTAATGAAACCTATTATAGTGGTGTCTCCCACATTCACAAAACTGATGTCTATCGTCATAGATGTCTACGCAATCACAATCTTTCCGTTTATCATCTCAAAAGAAAAAATGAACGAAACGACCCTCAATCACGAAACCATTCACATCGAACAGCAAAAAGAATTGCTTGTGCTTGGCTTCTATCCTCTTTACTTTTTCTATTATCTTTTGGGATTTATTAAATATAAAGATAAACAACAAGCATATTATAGGATACCATTTGAACAAGAAGCTTACGAAAACGATCAGAACCCAGATTACTTAAAAGATCGTAAAGCGTATAGCTGGAGGAAGTTTAAGGTTTGATTTTAGGAATAGACGTATCGACAAGCATTACAGGCTTTGCGATAACCGACATGGAAGGAAAAATAGTCCTTTCCGAAGCCTGTGAGCTTCGTAGAGACAAGGATTTTTTCTCCAAGTCTCTGACGATAAGAGCAAAAATTCTGGACATTCTAGAGTCTTATAGCGGCAAAATAGAGCATATCTATATCGAGCAACCATTCACGTTCTTTAACTCTGGCGGCTCCTCGGCAAAAACGATGGCGACCCTACAGAGATTTAACGGGGTTGTGTCTTGGATGGTCTATGAGTGCTTCGAGATCCAGCCAGAATACTTGGGAGCAACACAAGCACGCAAACTTGTCGGCATCAAAGTGCCTCGCGGAACAAAAGCCAAAAAGGTCGTGATGGAGCACCTGCTCGCTACTGATCCAGATTTTACAATCCAGCGCACCCACAAGGGCAACCCCAAGCCACAAGAGTTCGACAGAGCCGACGCCCTCATTATCGCGAGAGCAGGACTCAAAGACATAGAGAATAAAGCACTTGCCGCCAGTTGATCGTCGTGTTATCTTACATGTATGAACAAAACAGCCGCTACCAAAATCCTTCATGAAACTCTTGGAGGCTACTGGGACAAGGGATCAGAGCTTCTTTTCTCGTGCCCGTCGTGCGGTCACCACAAACGCAAGTTCTCTGTTAACTTGGACAAAAATGTGTTTAAGTGTTGGGTTTGTGATTACTCTGGTCGCAACATTAGGCGTGTTATTAGACGCTTTGGTCCGTATACTCAACTACAAAAATGGGACCAGATTACAGACCGGACAGATATTTCACGCTTTGCTGAACTCTTTATGGACGAAAGCGATGAAGAAATCGAAGCAAAACTTGAACTCCCGCAAGAATTCGTAAGTCTCGCAAACAAGAACCTACCTCTGTCTGCTAATAGAGCACTACGTTACCTCACCGAGAGAGGGATAACAAGAGAAGACATCCAGCGTTGGAAGATTGGCTTCTGCTATGATGGAGAGTATGGCGGCAGGATCATCGTGCCGTCTTTCGGAATGACGGGTTATCCCAATTATTTTATTGCCCGTTCTTATGTGGGACACGGGATGAAATACAAGAACCCACGATCATCAAAAAACGTTGTGTTCAACGATCTATTCACAAACTGGAACAAGGATTTGGTAATTGTTGAGGGCGTCTTCGATGCTATCCGAGCAGGCAACTCTGTTCCAATCTTGGGTTCTACTCTACGCCAGGATTCCAATCTGTTGCGCAACATCGTTCGCAACGACACGCCCTGTTACATCGCCCTAGATCCCGACGCAGCCAACAAGGAGCGCAGGATTATCCAGACGCTCCTGCGCTATGATGTGGAGTTACATAAGATTGATGTTAGAGGCTATGATGATGTGGGCGAGATGCCGCAAGAAATTTTTGAGCAACGTAAAAAAGAAGCAACGTTTATCGACCGTGACAACTATGTTCTGCTAGACTTGCTATCAGCAGTTTAAAGGAAGAGTTATGAATAAAAAGACAAATTATTATGATAAATTACCAGATAACTACCGAAAGTTCCTCAATCTTAAAGAAAAGTAAACTATTTATTGCGAGATTTTAAAGGAACTAGCCATTAATGAAACACACTTTTAGCCGAGAGCAAGTAAGACGAATTATTATTGAAGAGCTTGAAAAAAGTGAAAAAGCTGAAGTGGAAGAAGAAGTTGGAGAACTTATTAATTCGTATCTCTCGATAGACGAGCAAAAGAGAGGTGGTTTCTTTGCTGATCTTTTTAAGATTATCAAAAAACAGCCCGAAGAAAAACAAGAAGATATGGCTGAAATAGCCTTAATGAAAGTTCAATCCCGCCGCGAGGCGCTGAAGAAAATAGGCATCGGCGCTGCGCTCGTTGGCACAGCAGCGGCTGGCGGTAGTTATCTAAAGCACCTTGAAGACCTCGCTCTTGCCGATTACAGACAACATCGCGCAGCAGCAAAAGAGTTTACCTCAATGGATAAAAAGCTCAAAAAAGGCTACGAAGGTCCTAGCTTCGCAACACAAGGCGAATATTATTTAGAAAACTATGAGTTCTCAAGAGACGATATACAATCAATCGAAAATTTTCCTGAGAATTCTGACGAAGAAACCATAGCTGGGACCAGATCAATCCCGACTGATTTATTTATTTCTTATGAAGCCTTGGCAGATAAACCGCTACCAAAACAAAAAGCTAATACTGCAAGTGGTTATATGAATCGTTTAATGAAATTTTTTAATAGCTCAGGGTCAAAACCAGAGATGCTTTATAATATTTATAGCGATTACTCAAAAATAGGACAATTTGGTCAATTCGACCCCAGAATGGCAAACATCAAGATAAGGGTCCGAGGTAAAGACAAGCCAGTGTCGGTATTGCCACCCGAGTGGACAGTTCTTTTTACATTTATAACTAATGCTATGTCGGCACTTGATGAAAAAGAAAAAATGAAATTTGAAAATCTCATGTTCTCTTCAGAAGAGGATAGATATTTTAGGACTGAGAGGGGTAAAAACACTGCGGTTCAGTATGGTTATTATAAAGAATCTACCGGAAACAGATACCTTAAGCCGTCCGAGCGGACAGCCATGTCTCCACGAACTAAAGAGACACCATACGATGAATCAAACATAGCGTATAAAAATAGCCCTACGCTAGTAAAGCGTGGTTATAACGCTGCCATCAAGGGTAAGGCATACCCCGGCATACCTCACAGGGATGAAGAAGAAAACCCTTGACAAACAGCGCCAGCATGTTATATTACTAATGGAGGTAATGATGACAAAGGTATTCAAGGCGTGTTTCGCCCTCGCTGTTTTTATTCTGTCTTACTTTTTTGGCTACGCAACCATAGCGATGGTGCATACGAACTTTTTGCAGCCAGGACAGCCTGAACAGACTTTGAGTTCTGAAGAGCTAACAAGGGCTTTCGAGTCTGAACGCCAAGACGCAACCCCGTGGGAGACTTGTGAACAGGAGGTTGAATGATCAAGTTTTGCTTTAACGCTTTGGTAGATGGCATCACGATGTATGTCGGCTGGTTCGTCGGCACTGCCCTCTATAGCATTTGTTTCTAGCCTGGAGATAACTTGAAACGCCCACCAGTTAAGATCGCACACATTGCTGATACTCACATCAAGAATCTGAAGTATCACGAAGACTACCGCGCCTGCTTTGAGCAGATGTACGAGACCTTGCGAGAGCAAGACGTAGACTACATCATTCATTGCGGCGACATCGCACACACCAAGACGCAAATCTCACCAGAATTTGTAGAGATGGCGTCCGACTTTTTCAGCAATCTAAGTAAGATTGCGACCACTTTTGTTATTTTAGGAAACCACGACGGCAACCTAAAGAACAGCAGCCGTCAAGATGCTATCACACCAATAGTCCAGGCGCTTGATAGCCCTTACATCAGACTGCTAAAGAACTCTGGCGAGACATCGCTTGCTTACGGCAATGTCGTCTTGAATGTCTTGTCGGTTTTCGACCGAGACAACTGGATTCAGCCTACCGATCCAGACAAGATTAACATCGCTCTCTACCACGGCGCAATCTCCAACTGCCAGACAGACGCTGGCTGGACGATGGAGCGCGGCGAAGACAACCTCTCAATCTTTGAAGAGTTTGATTTTGCTATGCTTGGCGACATCCACAAGCGCCAGTTTCTTGATGATGACGGGCGCATTTACTACGCAGGCTCCACAGTCCAGCAGAACCACGGAGAGAGCGACGACAAAGGCTTCTCTATCTGGACAATTGGCTCCAAAGATGATTGGGACATCGAGCACTTTACGCTCCAGAACCCCCGACCATTTATCACAGTAGAACTAACCCCAACAGGTAAGATTCCCCGCAGAGCATCGGTGCCCAGTAGGGCACGCCTACGCATCGTCAGCGACAACAACCTATCGCTCGATGTGATGCGTAAGGCTGTTGATGTTGCTCGTCATAAGTTTAAGCCAGAGTCGATCTCATTCTTAAACAGATCTGCTGGTAAGCGTGGGAATGTCGAAGAGATTACTGATGGCATTGGGATACAGAACCTCCGAGATCCAGAGATCCAGCAGGAACTTATCTCAGAATACCTCAAAGACTATCAGGTCAAGCCCGATGTTATGTCTACAATTTACGAACTGAATTCAAAATACAACCAGCAAGTAGAAGCGAAAGAGGATGTTAGTCGTAATGTGAATTGGGAACTTGTGAGCTTTGAGTGGTCTAATTTGTTTAACTACGGAGAAAACAACTCTATTGATTTTCGCAAAGTAAACGGCATTACAGGCATCTTTGGTAAGAACTTCTCAGGCAAGTCATCTATCATCGACGCAATTCTATTTACAATCTTTAACACCACAAGCAAGAACGAGCGCAAGAATGTTAATGTCGTAAATCAGAATCGCGACTGGGGTGGTGGAAAGGTCACAATCGCGATTGGCGACAAGTCATTTACAATCCACCGCAAGGTTGAGAAGTACGAAAAGAAATCAAAGGGTGAAACTTCTATTGAGGCAAAGACTCATCTCGATTTCTCCGTCTACGATCCCGTTACAGATGAGACTACATCATTAAACGGCACCACCCGCAATCAGACTGACGCAAACATCCGTAAGCACTTTGGGACGATTGACGACTTTCTTATCTCGTCTCTCTCATCACAGCACGGCGCACTTGCGTTCATCAACGAGGGCTCAACTAAGCGCAAAGAGATTATCGCTAAGTTCCTAGACCTCCAGTTCTTCGACAAGAAGTTCAAGTTTGCCAAAGAAGACGCTCAGTCATCCAAGGCTCTAATCAAAAAACTACAGGGTCGAGACTATGATAGTGAGGTTCAGAAAGCTCAGGACGCTCTAGAGCAGCATAAGGCAGCAATCTTGTCAGTCGAAGCCGATAAGATCAAGCTTGAAGCAAAGCTGACCTTCGCTAGCCAAAATGTCCGTGACCTCTCTACCAAGATCTCCAGCATCCCCACAGATGTGATTGACATCTACGAGGTTCAGTCCGAGATTAAAAAGGCAAAAAATAAAATAATTTCTTTGTCAGACTCTATCATTGATGACGCGAACAAACTACATAGTGAAAGAGAACGACTTGATAAGATCTCAAATCTTCTAGAAACTCTAGATTATGACAATCTTTCAAGTTCTCTTGTGAGCATCGAGGAAGCCGAAAAGAATCTTCAAACTCACACACAACTGATAGAGGTTGCTACTGAAAAGAAAAAGTTATTAGAAGACATCCCATGCGGCACAACCTACCCTGCTTGTAAGTTCATTCGTGACGCCCATGTAGCCACAGCGGTTATCCCTGAAACGGAAAGCAAGATTGAAGAGCTACAGGACAAACTCTCTAACCTAAACCCACGGGTTGTTAGAGATCACCTAGACAAGTATCGTAAGCTTGAAAAAAAGCAAAACGAAACAGATGGTCTTATCAAAGACCTACAACTGAGTTTGGAGCGCCGCAAGTCTGCTCTTGATAGGCACAAAGCCTTGATGGACGAGCTAGCACAAAAGCAAGCTTCCTATAACGACAACAAAGAAGCAATTGAAAATCTAGAAAAACTACTAAAGGAGAAAGAATTATATGCCAAAGAATCGCAATCCGTTAAGGAACAAGTTGAGTCAAATAGCCAGAAGAAGATTGATCTTTACAAATCTCTCGGCTCAGAAGAACAACGAATCCAAGACCTCAAAGAAAGAAGACTAGAGTTCGAAACAATCCAGTCGGAGTATTCATCGTATGATCTGTTCTTGCGGTGTATGCATCCGAACGGGATTGCTTACGACATCATTAAACAAAAGTTGCCTGTAATAAACGAAGAGATCGCAAAGATTCTAGCGAATGTTGTAGATTTTGAAATCTTTTTTGAGACTACAGGCAACAAGTTTGACATTTTTATCAAGCACCCCAAGTATGAGGCTAGACCTATTGAAATGGCGTCTGGCGCGGAGAAGACGATGGCTGCTATGGCTATTCGTCTTGCTCTCCTATCTGTGTCTTCTCTGCCTAAGAGTGATCTGTTTATCTTAGATGAACCCGGCACCGCTTTGGACGAAGAGAATATGGCTGGATTTATTCAGATCTTGGGACTAATTAAAGTGTATTTCAAGAACGTCTTGCTAATTTCTCACCTTGATTCTCTCAAAGATTGTGTAGACATGCAGATTGTAATTGAAAAACAAGCAGGTTTTGCAAAGGTAGTTCAATAGGAGAACCAAATGAAAATCACAAAAAGCAGACTAAGACAAATTATTAAAGAAGAACTTGACTCCCTCACTGGCGATGAATTCTCGTCCTCGATGGATAAACTTTCCGATCTTCATGGCGAACTCGCCGCCGATCTAGACGATCTCAATGATTACGAACAGATCGATTACATTCTCAGCGTCCTTAGTGACAGCGAATTGAAACGAATTAGGGTTTCTAAGGATCAAGTAAAAGATGCTTTAATGAAATACCCCGAACCCACCGATCTATACAGAAAGGTTTATGAGGACCTCGACGCCATAGTGCGCAACACATCACATAGACCAGATGGCTATAGATGGTTTGAGGTTTTCACCCTCATGGTTGTTGAGGCTTTGGGCATAAAGCCCGCTTGGACCAAGAGGATGCCCGCATCGGTGCGTGTGAAACGAAGTGTTAACTCTCTCATGAGAAGCAAGCTGTTTGCAAAAGCTAGTCCTGAAGACAAGCAGGTTGCATCGGCAAAAATCAGCAAAGCACTACTTGGTCTTGAGCAATATGGAGGGGACAGAACCTTCTACGAAGAAGTCCTTGATGATGCTTTAGGTGGACCTCGTTCGAGACTAATTGCACGCTTGGCTAGAGCAGCAGGCTCAGAACCTAATAGTTGGGGCGAAGCATTGAGTGCTTGGGTTTCAGGCGATTCTAAATATGCTAAGTGGATGAGACCAGCGTAACAATAAAGGAACCAAACCGATTATGAAAATCACAAAGACTAAATTAAGACAGATTATAAAAGAAGAGCTTGAGAATGTATTAGAAAAACAACTATCAAGTTCTGAGCAGGAAAAACATGCTTCCTCTAACGAAGAAATGGCAGATGCAAGGGCTATTATAAACAAATATACTGGCGGTAATGGTCCTGCTGAACTTTCTTCTACACAGGAAAAAGAATTTAAATCCGCTTGCAGCAAGATCAAGAATTCCAAAATCCAAAACAAAAAAACAAGAAAATATGTAGAACGCTGCAAAACAAGGATGAAATAATAATGAAGATCACAAAAACTATACTAAAACAATTAATCAAGGAAGAACTTGAGAATATTTTAAATGAAAATTCTCTGGCTGGACCAACACGGACGGGTAAACCCGCAAAACAACAGGCGACAAAGCCCAGCGCAGATAACCCACTTGCTGGACCCACCACAGCAGGTGAACCCGCAAAACAACAGGCGACAAAGCCCAGCGCAGATAACCCACTTGCTGGACCCACCACAGCAGGTGAACCCCAACAGATTCAAAAGAAGGCTGTTGCGCTTGATAAAGTAGAAGCCCTTCTCACCAAGCTAGTCAAACAATTACAACAATTATAAAATGAACATATCTATAAATGACATGATAATTTTTAAAGGTGATGCTTTTTTAGAAAAAGGTATTGCTGCAAGTTATAATGACATTTTAGAAGGAAGACAAAGCAAAAGTAAAGGAAAGCCGATTATCGTCAGATATGTGGTCGAAGAACAAAAATTTATTGTTTTAGATGGCATGCATAGAATAGTAGAAGGGCTTTTGGAAGGCAAAATTGATTTTGAGTGCGATTACGATTGGACTGGAAAATATTCTAATCTTTTTTGGATACCGCCAAAAGAACAAAGATTTAATCTTTTAGAATTACAAACAAGGATGAAATAATAATGAAGATCACAAAAACTATACTAAAACAATTAATCAAGGAAGAGCTTGATACAGTTATTCAAGAAATGGATGTCGATAATTATCGTCTTGCTGCTGACGTAGCGAGCGACGACGCGGCTGATAGTCTTACATATCCTATGATTCGTGTAGCAGAGAAGATGGGTGTACCCGTAGAAGAATTGGAAGCAATACTTTCTGCCGAAGGGTTATCTATCGTTTCCGACGCTGCCGCACCAATGTCTGACGACGAAAGAGAAGATTATCTATCAGGACACGGCGCTCACAAATCACCACGTACCAGCACTGGACCAGTTATCGATGGTACTGGTCGCGCAACCTTTGGATCTCCTGGGGTCAAGGAATATTAGGATAAACAATGAGCAACGAGTTTGACTTTCTGCCACCAGCAGAAGCACCCCCATCATTTAACCAAGAAAAGGACCACTTCCACGAAGAAGTAGAAGCGGAAGACTTTGGTATGGTTGAGGACTTCGGGCTCCAAATGGAGTTTTCCGACGAGGATCTCCTACCCGAGAACACAGCCCCATCATCTATAAATGTGGGCTTTGTTGGTGTTGGTGGCGGCGGCAACAAGATGGCGAATGCTATGATTGAGTTGGGCTTCAACAAGACCCTACTAGTCAACAGCACAGGCAAGGACATTCCAAAGAATGTAGAAGAAGAACACGTCGTTCTTATCCCTGACTCTGACGGCATCGGCAAGAACATTTCCTACGGCAAAGAAGTTCTAACACAGAACGGCGCAGTTGTAGAAGATGCTCTACGCATCAAGTTTGGTAAGGTTGACTGGCTGTTCGTTATGGCTGGAGGAGGAGGAGGCACAGGTTCATCCGTAGTTGCCTTACAGCCCGTCTTTGAGCGCTACCTACAATCTGTCCAGGCAAGCGGTAAGGTCGTCTACATCGTCTCTTGGCCAACAGCACAGGAGAATCTTAACCCTACAATCGCCCGTAATGCCCTGTCGCTCGCCAACGATGTTACCCCATACCCACACATCATTCTAGATAACGAGAGAGCCACGCGCCTCCTACGCGGTCGCATAGGGATGCTGGGAATGTATCCAGTCGCAAACACGCAGTTTGCTAAGTCATTCGCGCAGATCCTCAAACTATCTACCGAAGACTCTCCGATCCAGTCGTTTGATTCCAAGGACTTGGAGACTTGCTTCAGCAAGGACGGGCGAGCCTTTATTGGTTCTACGATGATCAAAGATCCAAACACAGGTAAACTCGGCACAACTATTATGCATAACTGCATGAACCGCTCTGCTTGCCCACCACCCAAGGGCAAAGCCGCAGCCGGCTCACTTATCCTTGTAGCCAGCGAAGAGATGGTTGCTGATCCTCGCATCTCTAAGCACCTTGAATCTGCGATTGCTTATGTTGGCGGTCGGTGCGAAACACTTTTCTCTGGCGTTTACGTCCGAAAGAATGTCCCTGGGCTGATTGCGATACTAAGTATGAATGGTATCGAGAAAGGAAAATAAATGAAAACAACAAAAGCCAAACTAAAACAAATTATTAAAGAAGAACTCCAAGTAGTCCTCACGAATGAAGAGGTTGAGGAGATGTTTGGCGAAGATGTCCGTGCCCAAGTAGAGGCGACGGAGAGCAAAGAAATTACCAAAGAAGCAATAATGGAAGAGATTCAGTCTGACCCTGCGCTTCTTGATGCAATTGAAAAACTAACAGACTCTATTGACGGACTAGATGTGAGCATCGATTTCCTATCCTCAGCGTTCACAGGCGAATCTGGTGTCTCTATTGGTGCAGCACAACGACAACTTGGTCGTGCTTACAGACCAAAAGCTCGCCCGATGCCCGAACCTGTTAGAGAATCTGAGCAGTTCAGAGATCAGCAGAAGATGGACGACGCCCGCCACGCCGCCGGTCAACAGATGTCGTTTGAAAGATGGATAGCCACTGCTTACAACAATGGCGCTCAGATTGACGACAACTCCCCCAATCCTTACGATGCTTGGATGAGCGGACAATCACCAGAAGACTATGCTAACGCATTAAGCGAGGGCTTGTTTGGTGGAGAGTTCGGAAAGAAAAAAGAAACACCCACCACTCGCAAGCCAAGCAAGACAGGCAAAAAGACGCCTCAAGATAAGCTTGATAGATTCTATTCTGCTGTAAACAAGAAGATGGAAGAGAAAAAACTCTCTAAGCCTGAGAAAAGGGAAAAAGAGAGAGTAGTTAAAGGTATGAAGAAATCCAAGGGTGACTTCAAGCAACGCTATGGCGATGACGCCGAAAGTGTAATGTACGCAACGGCGACAAAGATCGCAAAGGATAAAAAATGAAAATCAAGAAGTCAGAGCTACTCGCTCTAATCAAAGAAGAGGTTATGTCCGAGATGGATGGTCTCACCATGATGGACGACCCGACCGACGATCAGCACTTGAGAGAAGGCATGGACGCCGAATCTATGCAGGTTGTTGCTGATGCTGTCCAGAAGATGGCACCGCTACTTGGCGCTATGTCTCTACCAGTTCTCATTGGACTTATCTACGAGAAGCTAAAAGAAATGGGTGCTAAATGATGAGCAAAGAACAAAGACAAGCTCTACTAGACAGAGGCATACAAAAACTAACTTCCCGCAAACTACTTGTGTGGCTTACTGCTACAGGTCTTATGGCTTGGGGCGGACTAGAATCAGCAGACTGGGTTATCATATCTGGTCTTTATCTCGGCGGTCAATCCGTAATTGACGCTATTGTAAAGCTCAAGGGACTAGAATAAAGTGAAGCTAATACTGGAAAATTGGAATAATTTTCTAAACGAGAACAGCCCAATCGACAAAGCTCTCGGCAAAGGTCTCGGGCTTACTGTTAGTATGAAGGGTGATAATGGATTTGTTATTGTTTATGATGCCAAAAAAATCCTTGATCAAATAGAGTTTTATAAAAACAATTATCCAGATAAACTTTCTGAACCACACATGATCATGGATATATTAGATGGATACGCAATTATAGATGTTGTTGCTGGGCTTAGATTTGCCAAACCTAGATATGACAAGGGTGAGTGCAATAATGCTTTTGAGGTAACTAATTCAGCATCAAAAAAAGACAGCAAGCTTGGACCCGCAGCTTATGAAGCTGCCTTATATTACCTTAATGGCTTAATTCCAGACAGGATGGTAGTGAAGCCGGGGGCAGAAAAAGTATGGTCAATTTATAACAAAAGGGCTGACTCTGAAGACGTTGAAAAAAAACCTTTTGACGATATTGATTCTGATGAAAAAAGAACCCCCGAGGACACATCTGATGATTGTGTTTTGCATAAGGGAAAAGATCATTTAAATTATTCTTATGATATCGATCCTAAACCATCAGGGTTGCAGGAACTAGAGGATAATCACGTAAAGGTATTGGCTACCTTGGCACAATTAGGTGTTAAGCAAAATTCATTCTTACGCAGCTTATCAAATCTATTTAATTATCTGTTCAGTTCAAGGTATAAATAGTGAAACAAAAGATTCTAGCATTCTGCTTAAAACATTGGAAGGAGATTGGATTTGTCCTTCTCCTTCTTGTCGTATTTGGCAAGTCGCAGTATGATGTGCGCAACATTATCAAAGCATATGAAGTCTCGCAGCAATCATTAAAGACTCAGATAGAAGAACTACAGGGCATCCACGCTGAAGAGTTACAGCAGCGAGATGAAGCTCTTGAAGAATACAGAATAAGAAATGAGAAGCTTGAGATGCGCTATCAAGATGCTTTGATTGATTTGTCAAATGAGATTGACAAAAAGAAGGATCGTGTTATAAGAAACTACAGGGAAGACAAAGAAGCCCTCATAGTTCAAATAGAAGACATCTACGGATTCACCTATGTTCCTTAGTTTATTATTTATGATCTCGACTGCTGGCGCAAGCCCAGAGTTTTCTATCGTTGATGAGGGAACCCCGTCTCCCATAGAGGGAGTTGTCTTTAACCCCGAGGCTCTGTCCGAGATCCTTACAACGCCACAGCGCGTAAAAGAAGAGTGCGAGATCGAATGGACGAGAACTCTTGAGAAAAAAGAAAGCGATTTTGCTCTCGAATTGAGACAAGAGGTGATAAGATATAACTCTCTCAATAAAAAGCACAACACTATGGTAATAGAGAAAGACACCGAAATCGCAGAACTCCAGAAGATCATCAAGAAACAATCTCCAGCCTACAAGTGGGCGTGGTTTGCCGGTGGTATTGCTCTAGGCGGTGCTACTTATTATGGTATCCAGCAAACTCTAAATGTCAATAATCCATAGAATACAACCACCGATGAGCGTATCTACTCCGCTAGGAGAAGGATGGGCTCATTTTCTTATTGACTATGGGCACGATTGGAATACTTGTTGGATTATCCAGATTTACCAGACAGGCGAAATAAAACACTTTGATGCTAATGACATAAGAATAAATGGTAATCCAACTTACGGAACAGAGAAACCAGACTTTTTTACACAAGACACAACAAAAGGCAATTAAATGAGTAAAGACCAAGATTATATCGTCAAGGTAGAACAAGCCATAGCAAAGAAGTATGGCGACGAGACAATCCAGAACCCCAAAGCAGAATGGGACGAGACCAAGGAAAAAGTCTATCTGGAACAGATGCGAGATCTGTACAAGAAGCAAAAGAAAAACGACGAAGCCAATGATAAAGTAGAACTAAATGGAATAAAGGTTTCAAGAAAACTACTTAATAGGGAATCCAAGACAGGCTGTCCTGTTTGTGGAGCATTTTCACACTCTGCCCGTGATGATGTGTCTCTTGTAAAGTTTGACTGCTGCTACAAGTGCTACATCAAATGGATAGAAGGAAGAGAAGAAAGATGGAATAGTGGGTGGAGACCCAAACAAGACTAACGACTATTTATTTAAAGGAACATTACAATGGCTACAGTTTATGAAATCGTCCAGGGCTTATCACAAGCCGCAGCAAACGCCTACGACGGCGCAATGACCGAAGATGGCGAGCCCATCAAGGCAGGTCTAAAGAGAGAAGAAGGCAACCCCCTTATTGATAAGCGGGTGATGGACGGCTTCAATGTCAAGTTCCACGGCAACATGATGAGACTATCTTACATGTCCGAGGTCACCCTCAAAGAAGTTTACGCCAATGGTTTTGAATCCGATGTCGAAGCACAGATGAACGAGATTGTTAAGTTCCTCAAGAAAGAAGCCCGCAAGATTACTGGCTCTACTGTCAAGCTTACCAAAGAAGGCGAGATTGACATCCGTGTTGAGAACTCCTCAAGAGTGCGCTCTTGGGTTACAGCCGTTATGGAATACAAAGTTGGCGGAATGGAAGAAGTCGCTGTCGTTGGCGAGGCAACCGAAGATAAACTTGCTGCTGGTTGGGAAGCATTCATGAAGCAGGGTGGTCTCGGTAAGCGTCCCCCGAACGACAAGAGACCAAAGAACTCCGGCAAGAAAGACTAAAGAAAGATGAATGCCGAGATTAACGAAAAAGCAAATACTCAAAGAAGTCGTTAAGTGCGGTAAAGACCCCTCTTACTTCCTGAAAAACTATGCCCGCATCTCTCACCCGATGCACGGGCTTATGTTGTTTAAGACTTATGATTATCAGGATGTCTTACTAAACGACTTTAACGACTACCGCTTCAACATCATCAACAAGGGTCGTCAGCTAGGCATCTCAACGATTACGGCTGGTTACATTGTTTGGATGATGCTGTTTCACCGCGACAAAGCCATCCTTGTTATGGCTACCAAGTTTGAAACCGCAGGTAACTTGGTTCGCAAAGTCAAAAACATTATGAAGAACCTTCCTGACTGGATCAGGATTGCAAGCATTACGACAGACAACCGCACGTCTTTTGAGTTGTCTAATGGTTCTTCTATCAAGGCTGCCTCTACTTCTGGCGATGCTGGTCGTTCCGAAGCACTATCACTACTCGTGCTTGACGAGGCAGCACACATCGAAGGTCTCGATGATCTATGGACTGGTCTCTATCCAACACTATCTACTGGTGGTCGCTGCATCGCCATCTCCACGCCGAATGGTGTCGGTAACTGGTTCCACAAAACCTGCGTAGGTGCCGAGAGCAACGACAATAATTTTAATCTCACAACGCTTATGTGGGACGTTCATCCCGAGAGAGATGAAGAATGGTTCAAGAAAGAAACCAAGAACATGTCCAAAAGACAGATCGCTCAGGAGTTAGAGTGCAACTTCAACACCTCTGGTGAGACTGTTATTGATCCTGCTGGGATCGAGTGGATGATGTCTTTGGTCAAAGAGCCAAAACATAGAACCGGCTTTGATAGAAACTTCTGGATTTGGGAAGAGCACGATCCTACTTGCAATTATCTTATCGCTGCTGACGTAGCGAGAGGCGACGGGGCTGATAGTTCTACATTCCACATTCTGAAACTGGAAACGATGGAGATCATCGGAGAGTATCAGGGCAAACCAACACCCGACCTCTATGCTAATATGCTCAATCAGGTCGGTCGAGAATTTGGAAACGCTATGATGGTCGTGGAAAATAACTCCATCGGCTATACGGTAATAGACAAACTCATAGAGTATGCTTATCCAAATCTATACTGGTCTGTTAAATCTACACACCAATACATCGACCAACATCTCGGCGAGCATCAGACCGGAACTATCGCCGGTTTCTCTACGACGAGTAAGACTAGACCCCTCATAGTAGCCAAGTTGGAAGAGTTTATAAGAAACAAACTAATTAAAACGTATTCTTCACGTTTAACAAATGAATTTAGGACTTTCATTTGGAACAATGGCAAGCCACAGGCAATGCGAGGTTACAACGATGACTTGGTTATGGCTCTTGCAATTTGTTGCTGGGTCAGAGACACAGCGATTCAATCAAACTCAAGAGACCTCAATTACCAAAAAGCATTTGTTGATTCTATTATGACTTCCAGAACTACCCTAAACACACAGATAAGAGGACAAATAGGCTACACAGGCGACGACACAAATAGTAAAATACGTGAAGCACAAAATCTATATTCCCAACATATGTGGATAATAAAGTGAGAAATTAAATGGCACCCAAAAACCCAAAACAAGGCAAGAACCCAGCTAACAGAGACTCTCAATTATTTAAGTCTCTTACTCGGCTATTCTCAGGACCTATTGTTAGTTACAGATCGGAATCTGGTCGTAAGATTCGCAGACAGCATCTTGACAAATACTCTACTAGGTTTAAGACCGCATCAGGACAGCAGTTCAAGAAGCAGTCTTACAACCCTCTAGATACGATCGCAGCGAACGCTATCGCAAACCAGAGGCGCTCAGAGCGTTACATAGACTTCGATCAGATGGAATACATGCCAGAGCTAGCTTCTGCTCTCGACATCTACGCAGATGAGATGACCACATTCTCTGCCCTATCTCCAATGCTAAACATCAAGTGCCGCAACGACGAAATCAAAGCAGTCTTGAACATCCTTTATCATAAGATTATGAACATCGAACACAATCTTTTTGGTTGGTGCCGAACGATGTGTAAGTATGGTGACTTCATCTTATATCTAGACATTGACGACAACGAGGGAATTCAATCAACGATCGCTATTCCTCTACAAGAAGTTGAGAGACTAGAGGGGCTAGACGCCACAAACCCAAACTACGTTCAATACCAGTGGAACTCTGCTGGAATGACTTTTGAGAACTGGCAGGTTGCTCACTTCCGCATCCTTGGAAATGATAAGTACGCTCCCTACGGAACTTCCGTTCTAGAGCCTGTCCGCCGCATTTGGCGTCAGCTTACTCTTATGGAAGATGCGATGATGGCTTACCGCATTGTTCGCTCCTCCGAGCGTAAGGTTTTCAAGATCGATGTTGGTGCTGTTCCCCCGCAAGAGGTCGAACAGTTTATGCAAAAGATTGTGTCTCAATTAAAGAGACACTCTATTGTAAACAAAGACACTGGTCGCGTTGATCTTCGCTACAATCCAATGTCCATCGAAGAGGACTACTACATCCCAGTTCGTGCTGGTTCTGTGACCGACATCCAAAACCTCGGCGGCGGTCAAAACACTACAGCGATTGACGATGTAAAATATCTCCGCGACAAAATGTTCTCTGGAATCAAGATTCCACAGGCTTACCTCACTATGGGTGAGGGCGCACAAGAAGATAAGACAACACTAGCCACGAAAGACATTCGTTTCGCTCGCACCATCCAGCGCCTACAGCGCTCTATGATTCACGAGCTAGAGAAGGTCGGCATCATCCACCTTTACACTCTCGGCTACAGAGGAGAAGATCTCCTAAACTTCAAGCTTGCTCTAAATAACCCAAGCAAGATCGCGGAACTACAAGAGTTGGAACACTGGAAGACCAAGTTCGACATCGCAGCATCAGCAACAGAAGGTTACTTCTCTCGTCGATGGGTCGCCGACAATATCTTTGGAATGTCTCACGAAGAGTTCCTACGCAACCAACGCGAACAATACTACGATCGTAAGCACGACACAGCCCTTGAGAGTGTTGCCGAAGCTGCCGCCACTGGTGGTGGTGAGGCTGGTGGTGGACTCGACCTCGGCGGTGGTGGTGATGAGGGCGGCTTAGATCTCGGCGGCGATGAAGGCGGTGGCGATCTAGATCTTGGTGGAGACGAGGGCGGCGGTGATGCTGGCGGTGAAGACGAAAGCGCACTCTTAGCAGCCCCTCCGGGTTCTCGCAACTCGCCGCGCCTAGCCAAGTCCCTTGGCAAGCGCGCGAGAGCAGGCAAGAAATATGTAACCAAAGGCTCTAAAGGCAAGGCTTATCAAAAGGTAGCTACAGATAAGAGACCCCAAGGTGCCAGGACTCGCAACTATGCCAGCGTTCCGACACCCGAGATGAACACTTACAGAACCAATAATCTTGGTGGTTCAGAACTAAGATCTCTCGCCAGGGGCATTTATGAAGAGCAAGACCCTAATTACTTGCGAGACCACGAAGAAGAGCAGGCTCTTCTTGAGGTCAACCATTCTATAAAGATGCTCATTGAGAGTTTGGAAACCAAGACAACGGAGAATAATAATGAAGAATAGACACAACAAGAAGCGCAACACGGCTTTTGTTTTTGAGGCTCTCGCTCGCGAAGCTACCGTAGCCATTATAAAGGGAGACAACGAGAGAAAAGAAAAAGTTGTCTCTATCGTGCGTAAGCACTTCACCACAGACTCTCTGTTAAAGAAAGACTTGGAATGCTACCGCTCTCTTTACGAAAACCAAGATCTTGATGAGCCCACCAGTAAAAAGATTATGGAGGCGGCGATGGCTGCTAAGCGTCTCATCGACGCAGATGGTTTGTTCAAGCAGCAAACAGCAGTCATAAACGACATCAATAAAGACCTGAGTCCAGACACATTCAATAACTTTGTGCCGAACTACAAGTCACTAGCAACGATTGCCAAGATGTTTAACACAAACTCTCCAAAACAATCTGTTATGCTTGAGACAAGAATAGTAGAAGGAATGACAGGCAAGCTAGAAGAGCAGGTGATGGCACCTATTGACTCTCTCACTTTCTCTACTTTTACAAAGAAGTTCAACGAAAAATACGGAAGCTCCCTGCTAGAAGAGCAGAAGAACCTTCTCAACAATTATATCTCATCATTCTCTCAGGATGATCTTGAAGCAAAAATCTACTTCAACAGAGAACTCGGCAGACTAAAGCAGTCACTATCCGAAGCTACAAAGGTAGAAGAGATTCTAAATGATCCCGAGATGCTAAGAAAGACAAAGGCTGTGAAAGAGAGGCTTGAGAGCCTTTCAAACGAAACAAGTCTCAACGAATCTACCCTGCTAACCATTTTAAGAACGCAGGAGCTAGTAAAGGAAATCAACGACAATGCCAGTAAAAGTTAGAATTGTTCCAGTCCCCGAGCCCATCAGGGTTACGATCAAGCCAAAAGCTCCACCCCCCACGGTAACGCTAGAACTAGACATTCGCAAGTCCCTGAGCGGTGACCTAATGATCTTCGACCACGGAGACCTAGACATCGTGCTTTCTGGAAAAGATAAGAAGGTTACTGCATTTCCAAAGCAGACTATGACTGATTTTACTTACGGCGCACAAAACAGACTATTCGCCCATCTTGCTCGCAAAGGCATCATTATCCCCGAATCAATCCAGGGCGGCTCTTATTACGGAGCGATGGAAGCCAAACTACAAGAAGCTGCTGACGGCAAACTAAACGCTGCCAAGTTTGCTCTTATAAACATTGAGAGATTCATCAAAGAAGAGAAACCCTACTACGATAATGTTGAAGCGGTGGTCTCCGGCGCTGATGATGAATTCACAGATCCAGACAAGACCGATTCAACAGAACTCGGTGAAGTCCCGCAGCGCGACGAGCAGGGCTCTATTCGACCCGGCTATGGTCCCAATAATGGCTACGCCATGTCTTACATGTACACAGTATAGGAGTTTAGGTGGAACTTATATTATTCGTCTTAATAGCCTACGGACTAACACAAATTTTAGTCTATAGCGACATGCCCGTAATAAAAAAACTAAGACCTCACAAGGAGTCCTACAAGGGCTACGGCAAGGTTTTTCACTGCCCCATGTGTATGGGATTCCACGTCGGTTGGTTTTTGCTCCTGCTTTCTCCTTGGACCGAACTATTTACGTTTGACACTACATTAGTCAATGCTTTTCTATTTGGTTGTCTCTCCTCTGCCACCTCCTATGTTTTAAACATGGTGTTTTCAGATGAAGGAATCATGATAAAGCACAACTATGAGAAAGATAATTTTTTTGGAGAAGAGTGATGAACAATTACCTAATTAGTAAATGGGGCTTACAGCCTGTCCGTCGTTGCTGCAAAGGAAGCTAACTCGCGCGGGTAATGCCCGCACAAGGAAAACAAATGAAACTACTACGAGAATA